GTGTATTTGCGTCCAGGTTTTGTTTTCCTCCTTTCGGGGGGGCGGGTCTGGATAAACTGGTGACTAAATAAAAGAAATTAAACGTTTTTACTATATGAAATTTTATGTTGTGAAATAAAGGTTGACAAAATTTAGAAGATAGCTTCATTGACATTGACTCTACGAAGTTTTACACGGGTTTGCGTCACGGCAGTACAATTATATACAGTGACTTTGGCAGGTGAACCTGTGATCGTAATGAGTTGGTCGAAAGCTCGAGAGAACATGGGTGTTGAAGAGGTTGTTGTTTGTGCGCTTCCACCACCGGTACAATTGGTAAATGTGTTGATACCGGTGAATTGAACAGCAGCACTACCAGCGCCTTGATACATTAGCAATTCCCAGGTTGAACCAACGGGAAGCCATGTTGGAAAAATGACATCAAGACCACTGAAGGCTAGCGTCAAACCATAACTTTGTGGTGACGCATTCTGTCCAATGGAGGCAGGGACCACCTGCGGTAAAAGAAAAGGGTTTGCTGGGTCGGAACTACCGAAAATGTAGGACGCCATCTGAGAAGTTGCTCCAAGTTGCTTTTTGTAGAAAGAGATGTCATAAGACACCCACAATTCTCCAAGCGTCACGTTAGCAGTACTACAACCAACCGTTGCCAGTTGGAAGTTTCCTAAAGCATTAAGTCGTTGGTCTGGTTGCCCAGTCCCAACATACAAAATTTTGGTTGCGCGTTCTGTGGGGTCACATTCGACGCCATGCATCGCAGTGCAGCTAGATTTAGTACTATTGCTGTAATCAGCAGTTTCCATTTCAATCTTGCTGGAGTATGTAGTATCGTATACATCATAATCAGTAGCCATGATAACAGTACCAAGTGCTTGACTTGTACCATTAAACTCAGAACTAGTTGATTTGAACTCAAACACAAGGCCATGTGGTTCCCATTCTTCAAAATTGGCAGCAAAAGTAGACAACCAAGGAAAAGTTTGTTGATTAAGTGGATTGATTGTGAAAGCGATATTTGTGAATGTGGAGGATCCATTTACTAAGGCACCGGAGACGATATCACCGATGTATTCCCGTTCTTGGAGCCGTACTCCTCTGCCATGTGTTCCAAATTGAGGTACGATGTTTGCTGATGACATATCTTGTGAGATAGCCGCTTTCATTAAGCTGTTTTGACTAATTGTGTAATCGCCAAAACCAAACAAACGCCCCAATGACGTTTCCGCCATTCCTCCCAATTTTGAACCAAGCTCAGAGTTTCCCAGCATCCCTCCAATCTTACTACCGATTCCACTCCCGAGTCCCTTTTTCTGCTCTTGCTTCATAAGACGACGATCGATATCGTCGATTGCGCTATAGGCATCATCGAGCTTCTTAAGGGTATAATCACCTTTTCCTTGGAGTACATTCTTAACTGCCTTTTTCAGGACTTTCTTTTCTTTCTTTTTCAACTGATTGTTTTTCTTTGTCATTTTGTGTACAAACTGTTTTAAAACAAACGTCTGTAATTATTATGTAGATGTAAAAAGTCACACAAGTAAAAATAGATACAGTTAGAACTATATCCGTCTTGTTCAGTTTAAAATTTTATTTAGTCGCCAGTTGTCGGGCTTCTCAAGCCCCATCACGATCAAACACCGATTCCATCCAATCAACACGAATATTGACAGGGAGGGAAGTGATCGCCATAAGTTGTTCGGTATAACCATCTACCATCAACTTACTTACTCCATAACGGCACTCGAAGAACAACCACGTCTCAGTAGTGGGTTCATGTCTTTTAGAAACATGAATTTTAAATTCTTCTTCATAATCGACTTTTCCTAACTTAACGTCACGCATTAAGTCTAAAATACGCTTGAGAGTAACATTAACGACTGGAACAAAATAATTATCGTTGTAATGTGCATTTACTGCAGCTTTATAATCGCTTAAAGTATGCTTGGTAATTTTCATAGTTCCAATCTTTTTCATCATTCGACCCACTTTTGCGCCTAACACTGTACCATCACGTGTAGGCCAAAATAATTTTGAGCAGAATTCTAAATCATAAATGTTAGGGCAAATAGCAAACTTTGCTGTAAATCCCATCTCATTGGCTCTAGCTTGTAATTGAGCAATAGACCCATCACTTTCAGTAAAGCAATGGTTAACACAAACTATATTTTGATTTGTGTTGCCAACCGTTGTTTGTCCTGAACCAGACAAACGCCGCGTCATCTTAACAAAAAGACCATAACGTGAACGCACTTTAGCGGTGATATCACGAACAGCTATTTTAGCTAAGGCAGGCATACGGAGCATATGATAAAACTCATTTTCATTAAGAAGGTGTTCTTTGCGTACATGGCCATCCATACGTGACATATCATTCTTGTAGATTTGCCACTTGCCATCCTTGAGAACAAAGATACATGAGTCATCGCCATTAACCATGATCCAGAAACCACTAGATTCATGGTAATCCATAAGGTTGTCAAAAGCTCGACCAATGTCTTCTGCATTTTGACTACCAAAATAGATTCGGTTGCGTACAAACCATTCGCTAGACCATAACAACTTCATTGTTAAGCCAAGTTCGTAAAAGAATTTGCCATATGCAGCCATTTTCTTTGGGCGCATAGAGATAATTGGTCGTGAGGTTCCGTCTTCATCATCATAGACACTTTTCTCATCCTTGATAAAGTGCTCCATTAAGTTGTCGACAGAAGAAACATAACCATTTTCTTCTAATTCTTTCAATGCTTGTGTGAAAATTTCTCTCTTCTTGGTTGAGGGAATATGATCAAGCCAATCTTTAACTGAACGATGTTGCCATAAACGCAACAACAGTGGTACCCATTTGGCACAATGGGATTGCCAGCCAAGATTGAGATGCACAGTAGGAGTTGGTGCATCAATTAACAAACGAGACAAAGAAGCAATTGCGGTTCTCTGATCTAGCAAAAAGGGACAGGGGACGTGAGAGTTGATCAATATCGAAGCTACGATATAATGCACAGTCTGAAGTTTCTTCTTATAGTTTGGATCTACAATGATAAATTCATTTGCATCAGTGCTAAGGTTGAACTTTGGCATGGCTAAGCGGTTACTGGCGGGAACCGGCATAGAAAAAGGCAATACAAAGGTGCCTAACATGCTTGGAGCTAAACGAGCAAAAAGATTTGATACAAACAAATTATCGTAACAAGCTTTGACCATGTACTCGACAGGATTTCTGTCGTCAATTCTAGGAATTGCATCAAGGATTCTATATCCATAGATGGTACCATTTGTTAACAAAGGATCGTTACATAAATCGGGAAAGAAGTGGAACATCAGATTAACTGGAAACAGGAAGGGAGTCCAGGGCATATTCCGAACGGTGTCAACGATTTGATCGAAGACAGGGTTCATTGGGAAATCAACAATGTGGTTACGTGTGAGGACGTGAGAATTATGAGCACTATGTGCAATCACAGCAAGGGGAAATGGCATCTTATACCAAATGTAATGCATGAATGTCACAAACAAAGCCAAATTGTTCTCTCGAGCATCATTCTTGTTCCATTTGGTCCACAACTCAAAAAGTGGTAAGAACAAGCCAGCTCTTGGGAAGTAGTGTTTAAACGATTCTTCCCACAACGGAGCTAAAAATGCTGAGTATACAGCAAACTGGGATGGGATTCCATTGTAATTTTGTCCGGGACTGTAGACGTTTCCATCTGCATCTTGAACAATTTGATTAACAAAGAAAAAGGGAACTGTGCCAAGGCCAGACACTTTGTGTTTGAGATAATCTCGCACAAAAGTCACCAAATACTTGAGGATTACAACAGGTAATCGACGAAGTTTTGGTCCGAAATAACCTAAGAGACAACCAACGATCAAAGAGATAATCAAATTTCTCTTATAGGAAGGTGCAGTGGGAGTCAATCTTAAGGCAGCAGTATGAGTTTGCATGGCTGTGTAATTAGTGTTGGAGAAGGAAGTCAACAAATCAATTTCAAAGCTGAGATCTTGTCCAAAAGCCATAACAGTAGTAAGCAAGCTAGCCATAGCGAGATTACAATTCTGAATTGCCTTGAAATCCTTAAGTTTCTTCTTAGCTTTCGCATGTAAAGAAGCAAAAGTGGTATGATCACGGGTCAAACCAGAGATTTCAAGAGCAAGTTCATGTACTAAATGGCGTGGAACATTGTAAGAAACGTCCTTAGTGGATACAATCCAAAAAGGGCCGAGACTACGAATTGATTCCACTTGGAGTTTGATCAAAGCGCCAAATCCATGAGCCGCGGGATCTTCGAGAGTGGCATCGTTAATTGACCAAGCGAAGTTACCTTCCTTTTGTGAGAAGTGCGACGGACGAAGTGGGGTATAACTACGATTCGTAAGATCGGTTACCGCCTTCACAATTACTCTATTGAGACTTGTGTACTGGGTCGTCGTGGTAGCTCCGGCTACCACTTCATAGGAGAGGGCTTCAACATCACATCTAATTTTCATCAGATTGGGAGTCAAATTTTGAACGATTGATTCATCGAATTGGCCAATCCAAATCATTGAAGCTAGTTTTTGAGTGGTACTGTAATTGTGTTTATCGGTGGTTGTTGCGATAACACAATTGTCCGTATCATCATATTGCCACATCATCGTTCGTTCGCCAAAACGAATGAGATTACTGTGCAACATGTCAAACATGATAGGAGCGAAGTAAACCACTTCAAAATCTTCAATGAATTTTGCTTGTTGTTCATGTGTGTAACAATTAACTGAAGTAGCCAAAATGAGAACAGAATTCTTCTTTCGTTGAAAATGATCACATTGGTTGCTCAAGAGACAAACTTCATTGCATGAAGCTTTATGGTAGGTGAAACCATAACGGGGACCACTGATTTCATGAATCACACCAGTATTATGTTCGACAGGAAAATCGACAAACACTGGGCATGCAAGTGCGGTTTGCTTGACAAATTCTCTCAATTCAATGTGAGTAGTAAATTGTCGAGTCCGGCGTGGTGGAGGGTTACGAATGGGGATTGGTCCAGCTTGGACAGTTGGAGGATTTGGAGGATTATCACGTTCTCTAGCAGCATCCATTTCTGCTGCCATTTGCGTTAAGGAACGTGCTTGTTGACGAACTTCTGGAGGAAATTCTCGACGGGGATTCACAACGTGACCAACGACTGGGGCTGCGACTGGCACAGCGCGAGGGTCAGGGGTTCGTCCACGGGAGGCAGTCGTGCCTCTGCCACGTGTACTGCCACGTCCGCGTTGACTAGGCGCGGTCGTCCGGTTACCTCCATTTCGATTGCGGGCGGATGAATTTGATTCATCATCACTCACTGGAAGACCTACAGCATCGATAGCTGCATTGAGGTCTTGCATCAGAAATGGATTGACTAGACCGGTTCCACTAAACGGATTAGGTGGATCCAATCGAAGTGCAGGAATGGCTCGAGCTGGAACTCTTCGTTCGCGGTGCTCGTCACCATTCTGTGCTTGGTATGGACTCGTGGGAGCATACGGGGCATCATTATTAGAGGTGGGGTTTGGTTGCATGGTTAGATATCTTAAAACACGG